TGGGACAACGTTGTACACGCATACGTTTTTTAGTTTAAGTTGTGAAACGGATACGTTCAATTCAATCGCGTCAAAATAATTATCGACGATACTGTTTATAACATCTTGGTGCGTTGTTGATTCATTTACGTATATGTGAATATGACATCTACAATCTATTTCACCTAAACAAAAAATAATAGTATCTCCATCTTTGATATCAAAGTTTCGAATGTCGCATCTACTCAATTTTTCTTTACCAAAACTATAACATAAAACTGGCCCTATATGATGTTGTGTCATGTCAGCCAGCCCTTGCTGTGTCAATCCAGCCAGTCCTGAATGACTATCTCCAATTGCACGAATTGGCATTTGCTAACATACATTTTAAAAAACACGGTTTTCACCGCGACTTTTTTGGAGTTCGAATATCACTGTTGCTATTGTTGTGAGAAGTCTTTCCGGCAAGTACCACGTGTAGGGTGCGACGCAATCAAAAAAATAGTTTGCATTATGTACAACTTGATTTTTTCTTAAACATGTCTGCAATAGACGGCTGCTTCGGGTCCTTCTTGGCATTCTTTCGCTGTTTCTTGGGAATCAAGTCTTCAAAGACTCGATCCTTTTCAACAATAGGTTCCAAAAGATCGCACACCGGATTCATAAACTTGTTTGTAAAATAGTAATTGTAGTCTAGTGGAACCTTGTTTGCGAGTGCGTATGCCGGGTCCTCAGACTTTTCAAATTGCTTCGCACCCGGGTCTCCGGTGTCGATGAGTACAAACTGTACGCGGTCACCAGACTGAGGCTCGGAACCGGGCTCGCGCTCACGCATTTTTCGAACAACATTCACGTGGGGCAAGTTGATGTGGTCAATATCGTCACTGTCAGTGGACACAATCTTTTTGGACTTGTCTTCGAACCGACCCGTGTACGAGTCTGCCAGCTTTTGTGAAAGGATCAACTTGTCATTGGGAACCCTTCCGTCCAAGAGTTCAACCGCTCTTTTGCGTGCGAGTTCGATCGCACCTTCCGGATTCTTACTCTCGAGAATCACGTCCAAGAGTTCCTTGCAGACCTCTCTGACAAACGGGGTATTGTCTCTTCGTACAACCTGGAGACCTTTGATGTCGATGTAGTTCATCTTCATGGCACCACTCTTGTCTTGGGTCCACAGCTTTGCAGCGTACCGCTTCTTCGAGTACAGAAAATATGGACAGTACACCTTTTCGAGCTCGAGGTTGTTTGGCTTCTTGAAGAGAGCCGTGCACTGTTCGGCAGCTTCTTCACCGAGCTTCCAGCTGTACTCGATCGCCTCTTGACCCGTTCGACCTTGGACGTCAAACTCAACCATGACAGAGTCCGTGTTGTGTACAATCATAGACCCAACTCCCGCGTGAAAGTGGTGGTTCTCAGTCGTAAGGTCATACACCTTTCCTTGGTACCCAGTCACCTTTTCAATCTTCTTGATGGCGTTTGGTTGTGTCGTAAATGGTTTTCTGTGAAGTACAAGTGTGTACTCTTCACACCGCGACCGCGAACAGTGTGGCTGAATTTCCACAAAGTACCCACCTTGCTTCATCAACTCCAAATATTTCTGAAGTGCCATTTTCTGACCCCACAACGTTATAATCTCATCATGTACTACACTACCCGTTTCACAAGGGAAATTCGGGAAAGAGTGAAGTAACTCTGTCCCCACAACAACATCTTTTGGTTTAATCATCGTTGTATCAGGTGTCAAAAGGGAATGATCCTCGGTCACTGACACACAGCCAGTGTGAGTCAAGACTTTGTAAATTTGTTTGTCCGTCTCGTGGCGAATCACATTGTGCACCTTAGTCCATCCCCTTTCAGTCCAGGTCTCAACGCCTCTCAGGCTTGAAAACTCCTTGCCGTCATCGTCGGTTAGCCAAGGACCACCTTGAAGTTCGTCGATGCGTTTCACAGTGACAGTACCATCGATTCGAAGAAGAAGTGCAGTATCTTCAGTAACTGAATCACCGTACCTCACCTTTGCCCCCGGAAAGTTGGCCTCGACGTAATTCTTCGTCTCCTCAATCATCCCGCGACCCTTGAACGTGACTGTGCTCGCTATCGGAACGCAGGGTAAGATGCCTTTTCCAGCGCCAGTGAAACCGTACACCGAGTTCATGGACACTTTGAAAGCGAGCTGTTTACCGTCGTACACCTTTTTCATGGCGGGGGTCGTAGCTTCGGCCATGTCCTTCTTGGCCTTTTTACGAAACGCCTTGAGTTCCACGAGAATCGCTGGAAGAAGACTCGGGACATCTTGGGCAAACTTGTAGGTCTTCCCACCAATTGTGAATGACTCATACGTCACACCCGGAAGGTTATCGTATTTGGGATCCATGACGAGCGATGAGTAACACAAGTTGTGAGCAACCATGATGGAAGGGTACAGACCCTCAAAGTCCAGGGCGGTGATGGGTGTGTAGTACGCACCAGTCTGAGCCTCGAGAACAGTAGCGCCTTCGTACGGGTCGCTCTGGATTTTTCCCCACCGAATGGTCGGAACCATGAATCCGAGTTCACGAGCCTTTCGAGACAGCTGACTAAACACCTTGATCTGCTGACCTCGCTCGGCTAGGTAACACATGGGGACCCAGGTCGCCTTGGCCATCTCAATCAGGTTTGTGATCGTGAAGAGTTTGTCCATCAGTTGGTGGGGCAACGCGGTATCCTTCACGCAGTACTCAGCAACCTCACTCAACTTGTCGGGATCCTCTTCGCGAAACCTCTTGAACATTTCCTTGGGACTCATGTCAATCTTTTGGTCGCCGAGATACGTTTTCGAAACAAAATTCAGAGAGTACGAGTCGAGCTTCTTCTCACGCTTGACCTCATGAAACAAGTCAAATATGAACCGACCCGACATCGGTAGGAGTTTCAGGGTGTTGTCACCCAGCGCACTCGATGAAAGTTTCTTGTAGACCATTTTGCACTCTTGTTCCTTGAGTTTTCCAAGGTTGCAAAACTTTTCAGGACACCCGACAACAATTGACCTCTTGAAAATGTACTCCAGATCGAACCCGAAGATGTTCCAGCCGGTCATGACGTCAATGTCGTGTTTGTTCACGTACTCATGAAACCCCATGAGAAGTTCCTTTTCAGTCTCGTACCACACGATCGTACAGTCTTCACGCGGGGTCGTCTTCTTGTAGCACAGACACGTCTTGTCGTAGAGTTCAGTCTGACCCTGACGCTTCAGAGTCACCGCAATCTGAAAGCACACATCCTCTTCAATGTTGGCGTCAGGAAACTTACCAGTCGAGCTGTTAGTCTCGATATCAAAGGACGCTACGATGAACGGTGCAATGTCGTCACGGGCCACGGGTGTGAGGTCTTTCCAGTTGTTGCAAAACACGTCAATGTCAGTCTTGGCAATCGAAGCCCTCACACAGTTGGAACCTGTGTCGAGCCAGCCGGTGGACTGGATACCAGAGCGATGCATCAGGCGAAGAGTCGGTTCGATGTTTGACTCGTACACTTTTTGCACGAACGTGTCATCTTTGAGCGGGTACCGCAACTTTGAGTCGCACATCTTCATGTCTGCCAGGGTATCAAAATCGAGTTTCATGAACGGAAACATCTCGCTGTTTTGAAAACCCCACAGGTCCTTGGCCTTGGTGACGCTATAACTTTTGACTTTGGGACACGCCTTTTTTATTTTTTCAAACAAGATTTTGACACCAGTGTCAGTGATGTTCTTTCCAAGTTTTATGAAAAAATAAGGTTTAAACGATGTCGACACGCACACAGACTTACCGTCTTCGGTCCTTCCGAAAATGTTCACGATGTGGTCAGAATCCTCGAAGTCACTCGACTCCCAGGTGAGTGCTTCGAAGACGACCATTCTTCTTGTTACTCTTGTAGCGTTCAGAACTTTTAATATATTTCTGTACTAATATAAATGTCAGGTGCACTCGTCGAACTCGTTGCAAGGGGCACTCAGGACGCGTACCTGACTGGCGATCCTCAAGTTTCGTTTTTCCACCAGTCGTACAAGCGTCACACGAACTTTGCTCAGAAACCAGTCAGAATCGATTTCTCAGGAACCGCTGGTTCTAGTCAGCAAATTAACTTGAAACTCATCAACAAAGGTGATCTTCTAGGATACATTTGGATGGACCTTACAGCTACTGCAAACACTGTGACAGAACTCCAAGATACTATTTTTGAGTTGTACATCGGTGGCCAACTTATTGATCGTCAAGATGGGTTCTACATGACTCAGCTCTGGCAAAAGTTTTTGATTGATTCAAGTGCCAAGGGGTTTGCTACAAATCCTAATGTTGATGACTACCAGTTTTCAAATGGTTTACTAGGTTCAAAATGGCTTCCACTTCACTTCTTTTTTTGCGATTCCATGTGTTATCTTCCACTTGTTGCTCTCCAGTATCACGAGGTCGAGGTTCGTATAACATTTGGTTCTGTTGCATTTAATGTCCAACCAGCGTTTTACGCAAATTACGTTGTTCTTGACACAAATGAACGCGATGCCATCGTGAAAAAAGATCACGATCTTCTTATCGAACAGGTTCAGAAAATAAGTTCCGAATCTCTGGGTACTAGTTCAACAAATAAATTTGATTTGAGTCTTTTAAATCATCCAGTCAAGTGTATCTTATGGGGTAATCAGGATAGTGTATCAGGTGTGTTTTATTCCAATACAGTTCAGTTGTATCTCAACGGAACTGAAGTTTTTGGATCACCGATGCCTGATGTTTTCTTTACACAAGTCCAGGGATACTATCATTCTGAGTTCGCAACTGAACTGCTCAAAGGACAAGGAGCTGTACCTTATTCTGGACACAACTTGAAAATGTATTCATTCGCACTCAGGGCTAATAAGCACCAGCCATGTGGTACATGCAACTTTAGTCGATTAGATAATGCGGCTCTCACATTTACACAGTCAGGTGCACCAACTTCACTTTACCTTTACGCCGTCAACTTTAACATTTTACGTATCAAGAATGGTCTAGGAGGTCTTGCGTTTAGCAGTTAATTAATCTTGGTAAACTACAAATGATAGTACTTCTTGTCATATTACTCTTACTGGTTCTTGTATTTGTTCGCCCTATAAAAGAACACGAGTACACGTTCTTCGACAATGTCGCCCCGAGACTCAGACCTGTGTACATTGACCAACCGACTGTGTATTTCAATGAAGATATAACTTACTCTGAGTGGCCCCAGGAACCAACATCTTCTTTGTGAGAATTTCCTATGCGTATTATAAATGAAATTCGAGTACATTGTTCTGCTCGTGCTAGTTGCACTGATGGCGTACGTTACACTCAGACCAACCGAAGTAATTGTCGTGGACCAGGATCCAGTTCTTTATGGGGATCATTATGACTACCGGATTCCACCAACGTGGAACTACGACTGGAGAGGAGGACCGGGACGGGACCGACACCGCATTATGCACGAGAGGGGACCATACAATACACGAGGATCAAGGGGTCGTTAAATGTCTTCTACACACAGCACGATACACATCAGAGTCTCCTATCAATTCTTGATCAGTACTCGTCGAGGTCCTCTTCGTGAATGGCCCGAGCGTGCCATCCATACACTCCATGCACAGCGCCTTGAGCTTGGTGACATCATCTGCCAAAGGAATCATCGCGAGCATCTCCCCAAAAACCTGCTGCTTGAAGTCGCCATCCAGTCCAGTGAGTATCACGTTCTTGTTGTCCTTGAGAGCTCGTTCAACAAATGGTCGAAGTCCTTCAAAAAACTGCGCCTCGTCAACCGCAACGACTTGGGCATAGTCGTACTCGTCAGATTCTACAACGCTCATTAAACTGTCTGTTTTTACACACTCAAAAGTACTCTTGTCATGAGTCTGTAAAAACTCCCCTTCATTTCGTATGTCTTTTTTTGAATTTATGACTAGAATCCTGTCCCCTATCGCTCGGTGTCTCTTGAGTCTACGAATCAATTCCGAAGTCTTTCCAGAAAACATATTCCCCATGATAATCTCTAGGCGCGGAGTCATCTGCTTTTCAATCACAGGTGCTTGAACGTTTAACTGTAAGGTGAATGGTACCGTCGCTCTTCACCTCCTTCGATTTGATTGAGGTGAAGTACGGGTTTGTTGGATACCTAGAAAGTATATTTTCAAAGTAAAACTTCATCACGTCTGGCTCGATCCCCGAGATGATGTACCCGATGTATCTGGGATACTCTTCCCACGAGATGACCTTGATGCGCTCCTGGAGCTCCTTGGACGCATCGCGGAACTCCCAAGGAACGTTACTCGGTGGGGGTGGGGGAGGAGGAGGTTCCTCAAAAGAGGCAATGCGCTTCTTGAGCATCTTGACAGCCTTGGGGAGACGGTGCTCCCTGCCCCACACCTCGATGACGCCACGCTTGAAGTCGTACCACAGGTATTCGACCTGGGACAACTCAGTCATGCGCTTGAGATGACATCCTTCGCGCCCAATGAAAATTTCGGGCTTGATGTGAACGGGGAGAGGAACCTCGGTGTAGTGAGCGTTCGGAGGCTCGTAAGCTGGCATCTTTTACTATTAGTGTGCGTATTTCCTAAGTATTTTTCAGACACGTTTTTTAGTAAGGGCCTCCAGTTAAAAAGATCAGTGACAAGTGTACCATGGCGCGATACGTGAACGCATCCGATGTTTCGAAACTTCTTGGTAAGCCGTACGGAGTTTTCTGGTCGACGCAAGAAGAAAACTTGAGAATCATTCTCGGAAAGCGTGAACGGTACAAACCAAAACCACAAACTTTCGAGTTGAACACAAAAACCGTAGAGGTCATTCAGTCGCTTCCGAAGGAGGAGATCTCGACCGCGTACAAGATGTACTGCGACACCACCGTACCTTGTGAAGAACCCGAAGTCCAAAAGGAACTTGTTGTCAAGGCTCTCAATCAGATGAAAAAAGAAACTGTGCAAGCGCCCACACACTCGGAGTACGTTGCAAAAACATCTCACGTCATGAAAAACGTTTCGGCTCCTATTCTCAAGACTGCGCTCGATCACGATTTCACCATGGAACGCGGGAACGTGGAAGAGGAACGAATCATACAACAATGTGGGATCAAGAAGGACAACGTGCTTCGAACTGTCGAATTCAAGGTTGACGATCAATCTTACAAAGTCGGGTGCCGTTTCGACGGCGAGAATGTCGAGATTAAAACCCGAAAAGATTCCTTCAAAGGCGTTCCTTTGTACGAAAAGGTTCAGATTCATTTTTACATGGCTGCAAGCGGTTCGAAAGAGTGGACTCTGAAAGAAAAGTACGCCGACGAACTGCGCGATCACAACGTCGTATTCTGCGACTCATTTTTCGAAAAGGTTAAGAAGGACCTGCACGAGTCATGGGAAAAATTAATTGGTGTATAGTATGACAGAGGAACCAGGTGCGCGTAAAAAGAAGACGGTGAGAATCTGGCACGCTCAACACGAAAAGATTCTCAAAGAATGGGGTGAGTCGTCTTCGTGTTACCGCCACATGCACTTTAAAGCTTTCCAGGTTAACAGGGTCTGGAGCATGAGTTTTACACTGCCGGTCATTATTATTAGTACAATAACTGGGACTGCAAACTTTGCTCAGAGAACGTTCCCGCAATCCGTGGTCGAGTACGTTCCTTCTATCATAGGAGCGTTCAACCTTTTTGCCGCCATCATGACGACCGTCGCTCAGTTTCTCAAAGTGACCGAGCTGATGGAAAACCACCGAGTCACGAGCATACAATACGGAAAGCTGGCCAGAAGGATTCGGTTGGAACTCACGCTTCCCATATCGGAACGAACGCAACACGGGGACAACATGGTTGAGATGTGCAGGTCAGAGTACGACCGACTCATAGAACAGTCACCCCCGGTCCCGAAAGCCGTCATAAAGCTTTTTGAAAAACAGTTTCCAGACACGAGTAACGTTACTTTTTTCAAACCAGAGCTCGCAAACATTCATCCCATTCAGTTGTTCGACAACGAACAAGAAGAAGAGCGTGTTCGTGTCAAAACTGAAAAAGAGGAGCAAAGAATTCTTGAAAAAAGGAAGAAGGAACTCGAAGACAAGAAGACTTTCAATCCCACACGGTTCAGTATGCTCAACGAACTTCAGAACGTAGCAAACCGAGCTGTCGTCTCGAGGCGGACAAATTATGATATACCGACTCGAGCCGTTCGGCTCATAGAAGGATCGGAAAGTCCTCACTCGAGGGACGAAAATGTGTGAATTTGACTTTGCAAGTTTCCCAATTTAAAGACGATGTAGACCAGAAGCGCGAGTAAAATCAGATTAAAAATCAAACCTCCAATCACGTAAGGTCCCACCTTTTGCTTCACTTTCTTTTTGAGCGTGTCATTTTCGAAAATTATATCGAGTGCTTGAGTAGTCAACTGATCCATGGATCGCTTTGTTACACTTCACAGAAAAAAAGAAGATGAAATAATCGGACGGGACGAGTACATCAAAAACATTCGGAGTCTTCTCGAGACAAACGCATCGTTCTGCGTGTATGGTCGCCCTGGTGTTGGGAAAACTTTTCTGATCAGTCATGCATTGCAGGGGTTCAACTACATTGAACTCACTCAAGACATCTTGAAAAGCAAGCGTCTCCAGGAGGTGTGCATACACGTCCTGGTCGAAGAGATGGATGTTTTCGAACCCGTGACTCTTGGTTCGACGATAATAGTGTCTGACGGTCCGGTTGAAAACTTTGACTGCATCAGGGTCGAACCTCTTTCTTTGCAAGACATGGTACTTCTCGGAAAGAACAAGTTTCCGAAACTCGCCGACAACCTGATACATCACCACGCGAAAGAGTCAAATGGTGACGTGAGAACGTTTTTGTTTCGACTCGACGGTTTCGCGTGTTCGAGAGACGTGTTCAAGACTCCAAAAGATTTCGTGTACGACTTGGTGTGTTCGGAAGGGAGCCTCGACCCGAGTGCATACATAGGCAAACACGTCATGGAACACGGGTACTCATGGGGGATCATTCACGAAAACTATCTCGACGCACCAGGCGCGTCCCTGGAGAAGATTGCGGACATGATGTCGATAGCAGATCTCAAGGACGAAGAGATGTACAACGGGTACTCGAGTGGAAACATTTTCAGTCTCTTTGGTATCGTCTTGCCGGCCATTGAGATTTCACATTCGCTCGAAAGAAGTTCCATGAGGCCAGGAAGTGCGTGGACCAAGTTTAACAATTACAAGATGAGGTTCCGTCGGTACAACGACTTGAAGATTCGTTCGGGTATGGACATTGACAAGTTGATGGTCTTGTCGCAGTACTGCAAGAGTTGTCCCATCGCCGATGTGTTGCCCATGCTTCAGCACTATGGCATCGAGTCGGCCGACATGGACATGATGAATCATCTGTCACTGATACACAAACTAAAACCACGAGTCTTGCAAAACATCAAGAACAAATTAAAAAGTCTTTGCAAATAGTATGAAGTGGTGGTGCCTGATGATACTCGTGATTTTGTGTGTGAGTGTTTTGTTCAGGTTCTTTAAAAAAAGGTACGCGCCAAAAAATGCAACCATTTCGGAAAATGGTTTTCAGGTTCTCAAGTGTTTTGAAGAATATGATATCGAGTACCTGAAGAAAAAATGGGAAGACAAGGATGCGATAAAGACTTTTATACAAAACAACCCGCGAGTACTGAATCAGGTGCAAGATATTCTGGGGCCTTCATACATTTTTCAGGATTATGTTTTTCTCATAGAAAAGTCTCGAATTCACACGTGTCATCGAGACGTGAACGCCAAACAATTCAACGCGAAACAAAAGTATCCTTCGTACACGATAATCTTTTACATGGAACCGATGAACAGGTGCCTAGATGTGATTGACAAGAGTCACTCCACTCGCGACGGAATCTTCTGGACGGACGAGACCGAGAGCGTCAAGTGCGTTCCCGGAGACGCCATCCTGTTTGACGCGGGTCTGATTCACGCCGGTAGTAAAAACGATAAACCAGACAACAAACGCATTCAGATGAAGTTGTCTCACGTCGACGACATCGAAGCACTCTCGTACTTTCAGGAGTACAACAAGGTTCTCTCAAACGACAACACAAACCCGGACATTCTCAACGATGTTCAAAAACACTTGTCGTGTCAGTTTCCAGTCATGAGTGACGCTTTTAAAAGTAGTGCATCGAAACCCGTTGAACAGTTTTTTGCATCCATGTTTTATGGTAATTCAAACTTTTACGATCTAAAATCTGCTTGAGTGTCTGGATACTACTGTTATTAATATATAGGGAGATTTTTTACATCACCTTGCGCACCAACAAGTACTATCATATTTGGATTTATATAAATTTTATCATGACCCTGATCTATCATGTTTTTGTGTAAAATAACGTGTTCGCAAATGTATTTGCCATCTTTAGGTGTGTAATCAGCATTTTGAAGTGCTTTCATTTTATAAAGTGCGAGACCACAGAAACCAGAATTCACTCTATAGGGAGAATCACCAACTTTATAAGAAGTCGCCATGAGAAAAATTAGAAACATGTTTAAATAGCTAAATTTTAATGTAGAATTTGAATATGCTAAAGCATCATAATATAATGGAAACCCACATGTTAAAGTAGTTCCATTTAGACCCTGCGCCGAAATACAGTCCCACTGATTATAGGATCCAAAACTATGTGCAAACCCTCGTACATCAACTGGTCCCACAATGTCAAGGTCTAGTATACATACACAGTCGTATGTGCCATATTTTTCAGAAATGCAATTAATTAACCTATTTCTATAATCTGCCATTTTTTTCATTCGCATTTCTGAAGTTGCGCCGTGTTGTACGGCACCTTTTTGTTTTAGTTTGCAATTTGAATCTTCATGACAAGGAACAAGCGTGACCCCATATTTTTCAAGTTCTTCTCGAGTACCATCACTCGAATCATTTTCAAAAACTACAAATGCGTATTCTTTGAAGTATGATCCCAGATGTTTTATTCTTTTTAAAATATCAGGTACTTTTTCACGTGAATTCATGCAAAGGCCACCAAAGACTATTCTCTTTGTCCTCATTGTTTCGAAACCTATCTGAATTGTACTGTTGTACTCTTCACAATTAACTCTACATGGAAAGTCATGTTCTGGAAACTTTGTAACGTCTTCAAACCATCCTGGACGCATAATTTCTAAAAATGACTTTTTTCTCTGTCGACAGAAATTTTCAACTGTAAAAAAAAGTAATACAAAACATACAAGTACAAGTAACTTGTTCATATACTATACAAAAGTTTTATTTTTGACATTCCCCCCAGAACAAATATTGAAATTACTTTGGGTCTGTTATTCGTATTTTTTACTCTATGGTATTGTATATGGAAGGCCCACCGGTGATTGATTATGAGAGAATGAAGAGGGTCTACCCCCAAGTCACTGGCAAAGGAGGTTACAATTGGTACACGTACCTGTGTGCATTTTTTATAATTGTTGGAATCCTTGTACTTATAAAGAGATACAGAGACAAACAATCTAGACACTAAATTTTTGGTGTTCCTTGTGCACCAACAAGAACTAACATGTTTGGGTTTATGTAAAATCACGTGTTCGCAAATGTAATTTCCATCTTTTGGTGTGTAATCAACATGCATAACCGAATTCATTTTATAGAGTGCAAGACCACAGAAACCGGATCTTACTTTATATGGAAAATCGCCAACTTTTTACATAACTACAATAACAATAAATTGAAAATCATACCAAAGTATCAGTAGCGAAAAAATATTTAATTAAACACGTGGACACCAACGTCGCTAAAATGAGTCACTTACCAGAACTCGGAGACTTTTCCTGGTACCCATGCAAAAATTTTGGAGACGCGCTCTCAAAAACGTTCAATGCAGTGACAAACTGCAACGCATGGGATTACCTCATGACATTCGAACCACGTGACCAGGGATTCATGTATTCGCAGGACCCCGTTATTGCACAGATTCAGGGTGAGTCTATTAAACTTGGAGCGGGTCACACAGGGTGTTCGTTCGGGTTGTGCATGAGAGTCATGCACGTTATCGCCAGAAAAGGATGGATTGGATACTATTACCAGGTTTCGTGAAGAACCTTGGCCCGAAAGTTTTGAATTTTCACCGGCTGCTTCTTCCAAAACTCCTTTGAATCTTTCTGGTACACTTCCCACAAGTCAAGGACCTCTGTGTCAGTCTTTGGTTCCGATGATTCCGGCGCGAGGTTGGTGTGAAGAATCATGTTGCACTTTTCAAACTCTTTATCGTGGAGACACGCGATTGTGTAACCAATATCGAGTTTCTCCACGGGTCCAAGTGCAGTGCACTTGTCCACCTCGACCCACACATGCCAACACGTGTCAGACGCCATCGAACAGTACCCTTGCACGAGTTTGGTCACGTGTCCACGTTTCGCGAGAAGTTCATTTAATAAAATAGGCGCTACAATTCCACAATTGTCTATTTTATTAAGTTTCAACTTGAGAGCCAGTCTTTTTTGAATGTCTACTGGAAGCATTTTAGTACTATACGGTTTTAAGCTTTAAATCCAGAGCTGACAGCTACGCGAATAAGCGAAATTCCAAAAACCCACAGTAGAATCGTCTGAACAAGAGTAATAACGTGGACGAACTTGGACTGAGGATCGACTTTCTTGGCTAGTATCATGTACGTAGTCACCAGGTTGACAACGAGATTGATCACAAGAAAGATGACGTAGGCTGAGATGAGTCCGATCTTCATTTTTCATTTGCTGAGAAAAAAAATACAAGTGTCCCGAATGGGGCTACTTTTTGAAAACCTTTTTAAAGGCTGAGGCTGTAAGAATCCCCTTGGCAAAAGTTTTTGCAATTACACTAGGCGCAACTTTACGACGTTTCATGTTTGCAATTTTTGCAAGGAGTTTGCGCTTAGCTTCGACTGTCAATTTACGTTCGTGCATTTGTACTGTACACGAACATTTTAATTTATAGTGTCCCGGACGGGACTCGAACCCGCAATCTTGGGATTAGAAGTCCCACGCTTTGTCCAATTAGGCCACCGGGACTACGTTTGATGCTTTAGCATCGCTTTGAATTTTGATGTGTACTGGGTCTCTTATTCATCAACTTCGATTTCCTCTTCCTCTTCCTCAGCGTCCTCGACTGGAACATCTTCAACATTCTTGAAGGCGAAGCGAGGAAGCTTCTTGGAAGGCTCGAGGAGCACCTGCTGGAGACGAACACTGACGCCAAACTTGTTGTCAATGAACCAAATCTGGTTAATCTCGATGATGCACCTGACGCGCTGACCCTTCTCGATGGAGTTGAGGTCGACATTCTCCTTGAGGTAATTGTACGCCTCTGGTACAAACTCACCAGTCTTGGAATCGTGGAGAACCTTGAGCTTGATGGTCGAAGGGTAGTCGCCCTTACCAGGTGTGACAATAGGCTTGTACAGTGCCTCCTTGATGACCGGAACCGCGTACTTCTTGCCGAGCCACTCCTGAGAGTTCTCAGCAACAGTCTTGATGATGAGCTCGTCGAGTGCCTTCATCCTGTTCATGAAGTCCTCGATCTGTGGGTCGGCGTCGAACGACAGGGGAAGCGTGTACGACGTGTTGGTCGACTTCTCGTCAGTGAAGGTGCTCAGACCGAACGGCGCGCGCATCTTGGGAATCTCAAGCTGAAGCTTGCTGTTGTTGGCGCCGTTGAGATACACTGCGCGGCCACCATTCTTGTTCTTGCGAATCTTGGAGAAGACGACAGCGGAAGCGGAAAACTCAGTCGATTGCTGAATTGAGTGAGCCATTTGTACTTTGTTACTATACTGTAGCCGGTACCCTTTAAGCGCCTTGGAAAATATTCTCAGTACACTATAAAATGGGTGCCTTATTCAACGACTGTGGATGCGGGTGCGACGGCAAAAAGCAGCAGGCGAAGTTCATCACGTCGCTCATCGCGGGTCTCATCTTCTTTATCATCGCGTGTCCCGAGATGTTTCAGCTCACGCGCCGAATCCTCGGTCACGCGATTGCGAGCCCGACCGGGTGCCCGACCAACGTCGGCGTCGCCGTTCACTCCGTCGTCTTCTTCCTCATCACGTGGGGTCTCATGAACGTCACTGCCAAAAAAATGTAAAAGAGTACTGTAAATGGCGATGATAGTCGCCGTAGCACTTCTCATAGTGCTAGGTTTTCTGATGTACTATGCGTACTGTGTGATTACAGGTACGAAACCATTCTGGGACAGTTTTTTCGGTGGTTCAGATGATCCTGCTGCAGGTGACCCGATCCAGGATCCTTTGGGGTACTGTACGTTTGATGGAAAAGACCTGTATGAAAAAAGGGTCTACACCCAAGATGGCAAAAGAGTTTCGGTCGACGTGTCCCCCATAAAGTGCAGTGAGTGCACAAAGTACGTCTACGAAGGTGACGACGGTTGCGTTTCATTCATCTATGATACTCTTGAAAATATAAACATAAATGATTCCGATCTGTTTGACCAGTTTTGTGATCCCGCGCACCCCGAGAGGAACAGGGATTGCATACAGCCCCACGGAACGTGCACTGCGAGTTTAGCACCGGCAAAAAAATGTTCATTTTAATTAAATGTACGTGTCCACAGGAGACGGCATTGCAAAAGTTGTGTCTGACACTGAAGTTCAGTTTTTGTCTTCGTGTCAGAAATCGTACAAAGGAACGAAAGTGTACTCATTTGAAACCGAATCTGAACCAGCACCTAGTGCAGCGACGAGACACTCAACCATGGAAGAACTTGGTTTCAAAAAAGTAGGGGACAACATGTATGTCGAAGTTGAAGACATTGACGAAGAGAGTTCGAGTGAGATTGAAACAGATGAGAGTGAAGAAGAAGACAGTGACGACGATTTCATTGTACCAGACGACGAAGAAGTTCTCTTGAAACCAGCCGACCACAGGCACGTCGACGCGGAGTGGAACTCGTGGAGACCCGTGAGTGCAGGAGCCCGAAGGTTCAAAGAAAAAGTCGATCAGATTGAGGAGTACATGAATCACGCCATAGATGAAAAATTTGTGTTCAAGAAATAGTTAGGTTAAAATTAAACTTGTATTAAACAGCCACGCGATGGACACACTCGTTGAAGAAGCCTGGAAAGACTTTGAAGAACACTTCATGCCCAAAGAAGAAGAACCTGTTATCTGTAATGCCGTGTACTTTTGCAAATGTGGTGGATCCAAAGTGTACGGATCCAACAATCTCCAAGTTTGCACTACGTGTGGTACAGTCGATGGATACTATATCGATGAGACAGCAGAGTGGACGAGTGGTGTATCCGAAGGCGGAGTTGTGAGCAACCCCGGTCGTTGTGGTATGCCCTCGGACACCGAGCTGTTTTCGGAGGCTTGGGGCGCCGGTCTCGTGATCAATTCCCGCGGATCGACTTACGCGGTCCGAAGGATGGCCAAGATTAATTTTCACAGCTCCATGAATCACAAGGACCGTGCACTGTTTCACGCGTACAAGGACATTGAACTCGCAGCTCTGACGCGTCTGAATCTCCCAGCTACTGTCATTCGTGACGCCAAGGTGATGTACAAGAAGTTCAACACCGAGAAGCTGACACGTGGCGCCGTCAGGAGCGGTATCAAGGCCAACTGTGTTCTGACGGCGTGCAAGCTTTCCAACATTCCCAGGACGACCAAGGAGATTGCGGACGCATTTGAAATTCCTTCGAAGGACATTTCGAGAACGTCTCAGATTTTCAGAGAGACTCTTCTCGGTGACACTCAGGAGACCAAGATTACAAAAGCGTCTGATGTTCTTCCTCGCATATTCAATGATTTCATCATGCTTCAAGAAGTCGAAAAGAGAAAGATTGCTTCAAAGTGCAGGAAGATGTGTGTTCATCTTGAATCAAACGTTGAACTCATGGGCAAGACTCCGAACAGTATCGCGTCTGCGGTTATTCTCATTGTTCTTGGTGGTCAGATTCCCAAGTCTGAGGTTGCCAAGGTTTGCAAGATTTCCATGCCGACTCTCAACAAGATAGAAGTCATTGTCCGAAAGCACTTAGAGGATACCGGGTACGTTTGGTAAAATGGCTGTATCACTCTTCTTGAGCACTCCATGTTACGGAGGAATGTGTCTCCAAAAGTACACAGAGAGCATCTTGGCATTTCAGGTTGTGGCTTCACGCGAGGGAATTCAGTTGTACATAGACACTATAGAAAATGAGAGTCTGGTTCAGAGGGCTCGAAATGTGGCTGTGGGTAGATTTATGCAAAAGAGCACAGCCGAGTACTTTATGTTTATAGATGCGGATGTTCACTTTGATCCTGAGTCTGTTGTTCGTCTCATAAAGTCTGGTCATGAACTTTCTGTTGCGTGTTATCCCAAAAAGTTTGTTGACTGGAACCAGGCGGCTGAGGCTGTGAAAAAAGGCGACACTAGGGACATGGCCATGCTGTCGGCTTCGCTGGTTGTCAATTTCGGGGCTCAAAAGGTTGAGATTGTAAATGGTTTTGCTCCAGTTCTTGACGGTCCTACAGGTTTCATGCTCATCAAGAGGTGCGTCTTCGAGAAGATGGAGAAGCAGTACCCCGAGTTGCACTGCAAGAACGACCACCAGAATAGGGACTTTGACGATTACCACGCCGCGTTTGACTGCATGATTGACCCTGTGAACAGGAGGTACTTGTCCGAGGACTACGCCTTTTGCAGGAGGTGGCAACAAATGGGGGGCAAGATTTACGCGGACACATGTACGACCTTGGGGCACGTGGGAAATCTTCCGTTCAGTGGACAAATGAGTAAAAGGCTTAAAATTTGAATGTACATGGAAACTGAAACTGTTACTATAAAAACGAAAGGATACACGGTGATTGTAAGCAAGTTGTGAATGAGTGCTTAAAACATAGAGTTTCCATGGTGGTAATGTACGTTGTAGTAGTTGTCGTCACGCGAAATGTTGCCATAACTGTAAAAACTTTGCACACTCTTCTTTGTCTCAATCGTTTAAACGCGCACAAAGGGAACACACTCGAAGTAGTATATGTCAACGATGATGCTTTTGAGAAGAAGAACATCTTTCTCAAAAAGTCCAAAACGTGTGATAGACTCATTTGGCTAGATTTTAGTGTCCACGTAGACGAGGTTTCTCTTGACAAGATGTCTGACAAGTTTATCAACGGGTACAACTGTCTGGTACTCCCAGCTGTGACTCCTGGGATAGACTGGGACATGTTCAAAAAGAAGATTATCGATGGCTCAACCGAGCCGGTCAATCAGATGGGTCTCAGTTTCGACACGGAAGTTGGAAAATCCATAGGTGAAGACTTGCACATCGTGACGTCGACAAATCCCAAGGCTTGGGCAATTGATCCAAAACATGTTCTCAAAGCGCTCAAGGGCAACAAAGGTGAGGGCATAGTCGTTTCTGCAAACACGACCGAAATGTTCAAAACATTCATCGAGCGCGGTGTAAAAGTGTACGCATACACGGCTGCAAACATAGTCGTCACGTACCCGCACGAGTGTATAGGAAATCTGCTCTCTGCGGCAGGGGTTGAGACGTGTCAGATACCAGTAGCAACCAATTAAAAAATTGCAACACGTGTAAGAAAAGAATGAACACACAAGTTGAAAGAGATGCAAAGACTTTTTTGTTCAAGGTACTTCCCGACACGCCTCTGGAAAAAACAATCATGAGTTTTATTCATTCAGCTTGGGAAACTCGTGAATATTTTCCGGGTCCCCAACCAATTTCAATAGAGAGGAAACACTTTCCGATTCTCAAAAATTCCTACGTAGTCTGTGAAAAAACAGATGGTGTTCGCCATGTTCTTGTGTCACTCATGTTCGGAGACAAGAAGATATGTGCACTTGTGAATAGGGCTTTTGAAATGTACGTGGTATCACTCAATCTACCAAAAAGTGCGTATCAAGGAACCATCCTCGATGGCGAACTTGTTGAAAGAGACTTTTTGGTGTACGATTCGGTCATGGTGTCCGGAACGAACGTCAAGAACCTTGATCTCTTCAAGAGACTCGAAGAAGCCAAAAAGGTTGTATCAAAAATCACGCGCATGAAAGGCGATCCTGTTGTTCCCAAGATGAAGACATTTTTCAACTTGAAAGATTTTAAACAGTTCATCACCGAACACATTCCAACTGTGACGTACAATATAGACGGTCTCGTGTTTACGCCAATCAATGAACCTGTGAAGACTGGTACACATGAGACTATGTTCAAGTGGAAACCCAGGATCAACAACACCATAGACTTTCAGTGCAAATGGCTGGACAACAAATGGGGACTCTATGTGATTGAAAAGGGTCGTCTCGTGTTTGAATCCGAGTTGCCATCTTCGAAATCACCAGACTGGCTGACCGAAGACTGTATAGTCGAGTGTCAATACATGTGTGACGAGTACCCGAGATGGTGGAAACCGATAGGTCTCAGGACTGACAAGAGACACCCGAACAACAGAAGAACATTTTATAGGACCCTAGTCAACATCAAAGAGGACATTCAGATTGAAGAGTTTGCCTGAATGTTCATGAGCGTGCGAGCAGCAGCCTGGTTGTTGGCCTGAATCTGGTTGTTGGCCTTCTCGACGGCTCTTTTAGCTTCCAGAGCAGCCTTGACGTTTTTTTCATGCATTTTTTTCAAGGTGGCTTGTACTTTTCTCGCGTTCTTGACTTGCTTTTTAATTCCAAAACCGGTCATGTTTTTCACCACATTGAGCGCGCGCCTAGCGGGTCTCTTAAATACAGCCTCTTCCATCTCTTTCCAGTGATTCCTCTTGGGAGGTGGGGAACGCTGGGGCATCATTATCATTACCGGTGCGTTCCGAAATATAGGAGGCGGTTGCATTCTGTTCTCCATCAGACGGGATTCGGCTGCCGAAGCGTTTGCTAGCCTGCGCAGAGGCGCGTTTGCGGCCGAGCTTAAAGCCGGTACGTTTACGCGTCGCTTCTTTTCTTTTCTGAGAAACGCACTTGCGTGAGATGGCATTTAGTGTAGATGAAGATAAAAAATACGCACACGATACTCGTAACCATGAAGGAATTCTTTGAAAAAGTTGGCCCTATTTTTTCAAAGTATCAGAACACACAGTATGTCGAGTTTGAAATGCGTCTCGGTAAGCTCAACAGAGGTTCGTTTGACACGAACGTAGGTCAAGAAACGTTTGAAAAGATTCTGAGACGTCTTCGAAAGTACAAAGGCTGGGAAAAGGTCTCAGAGATGAGTGACGTCGCGTACTACAATGGAGACATACGTCTCGTCATAGACGATGAGACTGAGAACTCTACCCAAGTCGTCAAGAAGAAGTTTGAAAAGATTGATCACATCCTGAGTGGAATGCCACTTGACGTTCGTTTTGCCGTGGCCACAGAAACCCCAGACTCTCGCGAAGTCGAAGAGTTTCTTTCCGCGCGAAAGAGAACACGAACGTCGTTTGTCAGAAAGAATTTGTCCATCGACATGACAATCACATCCGGTAATCCAACTGATCTGGACTCTGAAGAGGAGAATGTGTATCAGATTGAGTTTGAAATCATAGACCCCAAGAAAGTGGTCGACACAGACACCTTGTACAACATCGTACAAAAAGTTAACGACGTCCTTGTTCTTTCTTAGAAACGCGTTCGAAATAATTGTACAAGTTTTCCATGTATTTTTCAGCGTTTTCACGCGTCTTGATTTGCTTCCTCGCGCGCTTCAAGGAGTTGTTGGGTGACTCGCTTTTGCTGACCACGGGCCTTGCCGATGAGGAACTGTTGGCGTTCGCAGGTTTGGCCAAGGGCCTTGCCGATGATGAACTGTTGGCGTTCGCAAGGCGTCTTGTCGGTGAGACACTGTTGCTGTTGCTGTTGCTGTTGCTGTTGCTGTTGCTGTTGCTGTTTGAAAGTTTCCTGGTAGCCTCTCTGATAAGAGCGCACAGAATCGGTTTCGTAATCCTTTTGGGGAGCGCAATCTTGAGACGCATAGCGATGTCAACGAGACCGACTTTGGTGTACCTGGTGCACTGTCTAGACCCAATTTTCAAGCCGGTGTTGGCCGAGTAAGAAGTCTTTAAATTAATCGGGGTGTTCTTCTTGGCCACGTTCACCGGATTGTTGTTTGTGTTGAGACCGATTCCAAACTCTTTTCGGACGACGTTGGGGACTTTCACGCCAGCTTTTCGGTACGCATTCTCGACTTTGTTCTTGGAGTACTTGATGCTCCTGGGAATAGTGTAGCAACACGGTTGGCCCTGTGGATTCGGCTTTATGTAGCACCCGGGGACGGTACACTTTCCGTCATAACTGTAAGGGATCGGACGACGGCCTACGGGGCACGTGGTTCCGCGACGCGTGACGTTCGGAGCTGGTTGGTTGTTGAGTCGCCGGACCGCTTTGGTGTTCTTGAGTTCTTTGCGTCGAATGTTCTGTGTGTTTCCGGTCGTCACAAGAAAGTCATTGTCTTTGAGAACTTCGAAAAACTTTTTTGAAATCCTGTAGGCTTCTTCAACATCGGTCGTTCCCTGAATCTGGACAACTCCTGTGTCAGCTATCACGACCGAAAACTTGTCTGCGAATGCAATGTACAAAAACTTTTTTTCGTTGTACTTGGCCCTGACAATGTATCCATCGAACGAACACTGAATGAATGGATCGCTAAACATGTAAAAAATCAGATTTGTTTTAAGAGGAAATCCAAGTTTGAATTCGGACGTGATGTTGTTCAACTTTATCTCGGAACTCGAAGGAATCTTGTGATAATGTTTCGAAAAAAACTGTTTGAGTTCCTTTGGCTGAGTTTCGAGACTGTCGATGTGACCGCTGGAAAAACGCACCCTGCCAGACTCGTAATACGAAAAACTAGCCCCAGTGGCCTCACCACCCCGCGTAACCTTCAACTTAAAGTCCGCGCTCACAAAAGGTTTGTTTCTGTTTCCCACGAACCCGTACTCGGACGTGTACTTGAGTGCAGTCTTGAACCGTCCGTACCGAATCGCAAACTCGGTCACCTTGATGCCATTCTCTGACACGAGTCCATCCTTTTCAACCTTGTCGAGTATCTTTCCGATGTCGATTTCAGAACCGGTATCAATAACCGCGTTATAAAGACCGATGGACAAGGGTGAAATCTTCAAAGTAATCTTTTTGAGTTCCTTTTGTTTCTCTTGAAACTCTTCCTTGTATTTTTTAATGTACTTGTCTGGGTTTCGTCCCATCTCTTCAGCAAGAATGTTCCTGAATTTTATCGAAGGTATTTGAATATGTGTCCTGTTCACGCTCAATATATGCAACAACGCATTCTTTTCCATTTCTATTTCTGTATATTATTTTTAGTAGTCACTCGAAACCTGGAGACCTTCGTCCACCAACTCGACACCGAAAATAAACGCAGATGCCGAGTACTGTTGACCCCGGTACGTCTTGGCTTCTGTACGAACCTCCATACCCCTTGAACTGAAAGGTCCGGCGTACATGTCCTGATTGAACTTGATTTTTCCGAGATTGTTCTCCATGCAGTGCTGATTGAACAAGGCGATGAAATTCTTCTGGGGGCAAAACAAATCTGATCCGTACCGCAGTTTCTCAGAAGCCAGAAAGTTTTGGAGACTGTTGGTCACCATCGCAACCTGCGTCTGGATGGTCTTGAAGTACTTGGGTACAACGTTCCAGATGTCTTGCTCAGAGTACTTTTGGGCATATTCGAGGTACGCCTTGATGCACTTGAGATGGATCGCAGGAAGTTCCTTGTCCAACTTTTCGTCGAGATACGGATCTGCCTCCATGACTTGTTTGCCAAAGTTCCAAGGAAGGATTCGACGAAGAACACTTCCGGAGTTGTCCTTCCAATTGGGAACCTCATTACCCGCAAGAATTCCTGGCGCCTTCCACTCAATGGACTGAGCCTTCTTGTACTTGCACGCGAGCGAAATGTCCTCACCGGACACGAGAGACTGAAACTCAGCCTGTTCGAGACACAAGTCACCTTTGACCTCCGGTGCGATGAACATGAAACCGTCATGAATCGATGACAAACCAAACTTTCGCTCGACGTTGTTTGACAAGGTCCTCACGTCCTCAGTCTCGTAAAACTTTTTGAAAACCTTTGTGATGATGGTCGACTTACCTGACTTGGCAATACCCTTGAGAAACGGAATGATTTGCCACTTGTCAATCTCACACACGTCGTAGCACAACTTGCCACCCATGACGTACATCCACTTGCTCACCTCGGTGTCAAACTGCTGGTAATCGAGGATGTTTTGAAAATGAGGAGTCGGAATGTCCCACCAGTTTTCAATGTGATTGTACGGGTTGAAGTTCTTGTCAAAGTACTTGGAACTCGCGATGGTCGGATCGAGACACTGAAACTCGTGAGAATCGTAGGGGTAAAATCTGCAAATGTACTGTCCCTTTTTGGTGCACCACTCCTTGCCGACAAAGAGACCGTTGTTGTACGACCACACGTGACGATTCTTCTTGATTTCTGGAAACTGAATGTCTTTTGAATTCTGAAGAAACCTGATGGACTCACCCGCGTTACTTCCACGTGCAGTCAAGTGCTTCCAGATGTTGTACTCGGTCTCCTTTTGAACAAACGAGTACACAAACTCTTCGATTGTCATGACTTGTTTCCAGGCCTTGGTGTGGTATCCCTCAACCGTGATGATTTGTCTGCAGCACTGATCCTTGTACTTGCGATACTTTTGTTTGTACGTCTCGTTGAGAAGCGCTAGCAAGAGTTTCTGAAACGGAGCCAAATCTTCGGTGTCCTCCATGGTCGAGCACCTGAAGAGACTGTTCGCATCAGAGTCGACACAGACCAGAGTCGGATGATTGATTCGCTCGTATTGACGTGCATACCGAAAGACAGTTTCGTATGCATCGTCGGACATATCAATCAATCGGTTTATTCTGGTTATGATCTTGAAATCATTTCCGTTAATATCTTTCGTTTCTTCTTCTGAGACTCCAAGGGAAGCCGCACGATGAAACATCTCTCCCAGTGCACGGGTCTTCCTGCGATGCTGGTCCATGACACGTTCCATGTCGAGTTCGCGAGGGAATCCAGAAGAATCGAGATCACCCGCGCTGTAAAACTGTTTAAACCCATTTGTAATTGGGATCCAACGGTCACCTTTACAATTGAGACACCAACTCGTTTCCAGCTGAGAAATGAATTCGACAAGTTTCTCCTTGTCAAAACCTTGGACTTGATTTTTTAACAGTTCGAGACGAGACTCGCCGTGATCACCTTCATCGATGTAATGCACGGGAGAAGTCATTCTTAGTTATAGTACTAGTAACTTTTTTTTCTAAGTGCTTTCACTCCTTGTTCATTTTGCTCAGCATTTTTACGAGAATTTTATTTTGCATCTCCATGTGCTTTGCAATAGTGACGAGAGCAGTGGCGACAGTCTGTCCGTCCTCGGTGGCCAGGAAAGGCTCCAGGGCAGACCCGAGGTCAAACCCCATCTCCTCATCGTAGTCAGCTTCCTCGTCCTCATCTTCACCGAGGTCAATGTCCATCTCAGGCTCCTCCTCTTCTGGGGGCGGCGGAGCTGGGGATTTTTTGGGAGCCATTTATGTGTACCCAGAAAAATGTGAGCCCGTCCTGGCGCGGTCCAGGAAACGATCACGTGTGACTCAGGAAACGATCACGCGTGATCGGGATCGGGGGCTCCAAAAATAAAATATTGGCGTATAGTAAAATGGCTGGAGGACTCATGCAGTTGGTCGCTTATGGCGCACAGGACGTCTACCTCACGGGTAACCCCAAAGTTACATTCTTCCAGGCTGTGTACAAGCGCCACACTAACTTCGCAATGGAGAACATCCAGCAGACCGTCAACGGTTCAGCCACTTCCAGCGGCCGTGTCTCCGTCACCGTCGCACGTAACGGCGATCTTATCGGTGAGATGTACATCGACCTCCAGTCCCAGGCCAACTGTCTCACGTACTCGGGCCCATACACGTCACTCGCTACGTCTTCGAGCACCCCCTTCGACGGCTGCTGGCTCGCCGAGCGTGCCATTCTCGACATCGAGCTGTCGATCGGTGGTCAGCGCATTGACAAGCACTACCAGCGCTGGTGGCGTCTGTACTCTGAGCTCTTCCTTGACGAGACCAAGAAGATTCAGTACGGCAAGATGACCTCCAACCCCACCGGCGAGCCTTACGTCGCGTCCGGCACGAACGGCGCCGCCGCTGGACAGGTCATCCTCCCCCTCCTGTTCTTCTTCAACAGGAACCCGGGTCTCTACCTTCCCCTTATCGCCCTCCAGTACCACGAGGTCCGTCTCGACTTCGACCTCTCAACGGAGTACAGCACGTGCTTCACGTCCACGTTCAATGTATGGGGTAACTACGTGTACCTCGACACCGAGGAGCGTCGCCGCTTCGCCCAGAAGGGTCACGAGTACCTCATCGAGCAGGTCCAGCACACCGGTACCGACTCCCTCAACCTTTCCGGTACGACCCAGTCCGGCGCCGGCGCCCAGATCCGCCTTTCCTACAACCACCCGGTCAAGGAGCTCATCTGGTGCCTCACCAACAACGCTGGTTACGGTGGCAAGCAGCTCTGGGACTTCACAGACGAAGCTGCTAACGCCAACACGACTCTCCTCGCTCTCACGACCTCCAACGTCGTGTACAATGTCGGCGCTTACGGCTCTCTCGGCGTCAAGTACGATACCCTTTTGTCATCGACTGTTTACCAGTCGAACGCGTACACCGCTTCCCCCATCAGCTACGCCACTGGTTCTCCCATGCTCATCACGACGTCCAACGTCGGAACGGCCGGAGTAGCCTGGACGGAGGTCGGCAACCCCGGCCCAACCACCGGCCCCAACGCCGCAAAGGGCCAGGCTGTCGGTCCTCTCGCCTCTTTCCGTCTCATCCTCAACGGTCAGGATCGCTTCAAGGACCAGTCCGGCAAGTACTTCAACCAGGTTGAGCCAATGTGGCACCACAGCGGCAACCCGTACCCGGGTATCTATTGCTACTCGTTCGCCCTCAAGCCCGAGGAGCATCAGCCAACCGGAACGTGCAACTTCTCCCGTATCGACAACGCTCAGGTCGATGTCCGTGTCAAGGCTGGTATCGTGGCTGCACAGGCTGGCAACACCCTCGAGATGTGGGCCGTCAACTACAACGTCCTCCGCATCCAGTCCGGTATGGGCGGTCTCGCATTCTCCAACTAAATGGCCGAGTGCAGTACATATTCAAAAGTCAAACCGTGGGCAACCACAAACAATAAAAATCAAAACATTTTTATTGTTTGTACATGATAGTACGATGTGTGACAACGGTTATGAATGTAGCACTTCTTACATAGGAAATACCACAGTCAGTTGTGGTTCAAAAAGTTCGACAGGTACGACAGGCGTGACTGGTGGAGCAACCGGAGCCACTGGTGCAACGGGCGCAACAGGGCCAAGAGGAGCCACTGGTGCAACCGGAGCCACTGGTGCAACGGGCGCAACAGGGCCAAGAGGAGCCACTGGTGCAACCGGAGCCACTGGTGCAA